AATGCAGTAAAGAACTTATTGTTATCTAACTTCTATGATAGACCTTTTGCTCCTACACTTGGTGCGAATATGAGAGGGTTGTTATTTGAACCTGCTGATACGATAACTAAGATAGCATTAAAAGAGAATATAGAGAATGTGTTGAATATACATGAGGGAAGGATTGAGTTATATAATGTGTTTATTGATGATCTGGCAGATGATAACGCATATAGAATAACCGCACACTATAATATAAAGGAGTACGATATAGAACAAGAAGTTGAATTAGTACTTCGAAGACTAAGGTAAAGAATTATGGCAACAAATTTTAAAGTAACGGAATTAGATTTCGACCAAATTAAAAAGAATCTTAAGAACTATCTGAAGACACAGTCGACATTTAATGATTATGATTTCGAAGGAAGTGGTATGAGTGTACTCTTAGATGTATTAGCATATAATACACACTATAATGCAATGGCTGCTCACTTCAGTTTAAACGAGGCCTTTTTAGACTCAGCACAGATACGTGGTAATGTAGTCTCTCGGGCAAGGTTGCTTGGATATACTCCAAGGTCTAAACTCGCTTCTCGTGCAGTTGTTAATATTGCGGTCACAGGATTCACTGGTGATCAGGCTTCGAATAATCCTGCAAACCTAACACTCGCACGAGGAACGCAGTTAGTCACAACTGTTGGCGGTAGAGAATTTTCGTTCGTCGTCCTCTCTGCAGATAACGCTACAATCGATTCAGCCACAAATGTATATACCTTTAATAATGTGGAGATCGCAGAAGGTACATTAAAGACTTTAAAGTTTAGAGTAGACAATGATTTAACGAATCAGAAGTATCAGATATCAGATAAGGATGCAGATACATCTACAATGCGCGTTCGTGTACAGGCTAACGATTTATCTTCTGCATTCGATATCTATACTAAGTATACTACGCTACTGAATGTCGACGCTGCAACTCGAATCTTTCATCTACAAGAGAATGCAAATGAATATTACGAAGTGTTCTTTGGCGATGGTGTCATTGGTGCTCGTCCTCAGTCAAATAATATCGTAACGCTCGACTATGTGTATACAAATGGTAAAGATGTAAATGGTGCGACAAATTTCGGAATGGGATCTAATATTAATATCGGACCATTCAGTGCATCATCAGTCGCAATAAGCCTGGTCAGTAAGTCTACTGGCGGCTCGGACAGAGAGACATTAGAGTCAATAAGATATAATGCTCCGCTAACATTTACTTCTCAGAACAGAGCGGTAACCACAGATGACTATCGTGCTATTATTCAAAGAGAGTTCTCAGACATCGATGCGATTAGTACCTGGGGTGGTGAAGATAATGATCCACCAGATTATGGTAGCGTATATGTCTGTGTTAAACCAGTACAGAACGAAAAACTAACAGACGCTCAAAAGAATACAATTAAGAATACTATCCTTAAAGGTAAGAACGTGGTCTCTATTACTCCGGTCATGGTTGATCCTAACTATACTTACCTAGAGTTAGATGTATTCTTTAAATATAATAATAACCTGACTGACAGAAGTGCAAGTGATCTACTTAGCGTGGTCAGTGATACAGTAGAAGATTATAACTTTAATAACCTTAACAAATTTGATGGAGTGTTCAGACATTCACAGCTATTAAAAGCAATCGATAACGCTGATCCATCAATTGTTAACTCTACTGTACGTCCTATGTTATTCAAAACAATTACACCTAGTTTAAATCGAGCAGAAAATAGTTTTACTTTATTCTTTACAGGTTCTTTCTATGTCACTGGTAGTAGTACTGATTCAGTTATTACATCATCAGGATTCCAAGTTGGTGGAGTTGATCACTTCTTTGGAGATGAAGCAGTGGAAGGACAAGACGAACGTAGAGTATATGTTTATAAAATCGTAAGTGGTAAAGAAAATATAGTAGTTGCTGATGCAGGTACTGTAAATTCTACTACAGGTAAAGTTGTATTAAATAACTTTGCTCCTTCAGTTCTTCCAACAGGTGGAATTAAAATTACGGCGACACCAGCTTCTTTAGACATTGCTCCTAAGAGAGATCAGCTAATCGCAATCGATCCATTAAAGACTTCTATTAATCCAGAGATTGATTCAATCGCTGTATCAGGAAGTACTGGTACTATATCATATAACACAACATCAAGACTTAGAGGATAACACATGGCTCGATATGGAGGAGAAGCACAAACACCTGGTTATATCGAATCAGTTGCTTCGAGTAAGCGTAAGACAAAAGAAAATCTTAGACTTGATGAACTTATCCCTACTAATATTCTTCAGGACCAAGTTGGTAGTGGAGATCAGTCTAATCAAAGAGGCATTAAAGAATTACTTAAATCATATTATGAATTTAATAATATGGAAGAGTTTATATATCAAGAGACCGAAGTCTTCCTTGATACTATTTTAAGTAAGCAAGCTATCTTTAGAGTTAAGGATCCTGAGAATTCTAATGATCATTTCTTTTCAGACTTTCAGGGAGCAAGTAGTACATTACTAATTAAGAATACTACTGATGCTGATATGACAGTTGACAATGTTGTATATAACCCAGGACAAAGTATACCAATATCATTTACTGGCGCTAATGCACCACAGCTTAATATTACTAATGGTAACGAACTTCCTGGCTCGCTTAAAAATAATACTAACCCTCACGGCAAAACCTTTAGAATTGTTTTTGGCGATGATACCTTTGATGGTTTACAAGCTACCTTTACAACTGTAATTACATATTGGGTAGGACCTGGTCCATCATATGTGCTGAACGCAATTGAAGAAGCGTTAGACATCGATGCGAACACAGAAGATTATTTAGAGATGATGCAGAAAGAAGTAGCAGCTGCTATTCCTAGAGACTTATCTAATGTAGATAAAAGGTCTCTTTATAAAAAGATAGTTGACTTCTATAAAGTTAGAGGTTCTTCAGATTCTATTGAAATATTCTTTAGGTTATTGTTTAACGAGGAAGTTGAAGTAGAAAGACCATGGGATAAAACTTTAATACCTTCGTCAGGTGCATGGGATGCATCCCAAGGACAGTACCTAGATCATAAAGGTTGGCTATCAGACGAAATCAAAATACAAGACAGCGACTTTTATCAAAAGTTTTCATACCTTATTAGAACTGGTAGGAACGTAACAGATTGGTCATCAGCATTTAGTAAATTAGTTCACCCTGCAGGATTTAAATTCTTTGGAGAGATTCTAATATTACTACAATTAACTAGAAAGGCTTTAGGAGATAACACCAAAGCTATGTACGAGGTTCCTCATATTGGTGGACCAAAACATGGTCAGGGCACAGGGCAATTCTTTTATGGTTATCCTAGAATTAATAGATTAACTTTATCATCTATGCCTGACAGACAGCCTGGTGTGATTGGAATAGAAGATGTTCCAGTTCTAGTTAAAATGTTTGCGTCAATGTTTGAACCAAGACCATCTGCATTTATTAAAAGAAGTGGACAAATTAGTATTAATTTACAACCAACCACATTACCGAATGGGCAAGCTAATCCAAATGTTGGTAAAATTCTTTCAGCTGAAATTGCTAAAGCAGGTTATGGTTATCCAATAAATCTTAGCACTGAAACAATAGTTAATGGCGAAAAGCTTTATGCTGGGCCAACTGTTACTATAACAGGAGCAGGTGGATCGGCCGGAGCTGTTACATGTAAGGTTACAGCATCTGGTTCATTATCACCAGATGGATTTGTTATTACTAATGTAGGATCAGGTTACACAGAAATTGCGGCTTCAATACCAGCAGTAAGTAATCCTGGAAGTATAAGTAAAATATTTTTACATGGTCTTTCAGACGTTAATCATAAATACAGAATTGCACCTAAGGTAGTTATAGATGCGCCAACAGCAAAGAATGCTTTAGGACAACCACTATCAACTAACGTTCAAGCAACAGCATCACTTTTACTTCAGCCAACAACGATTAATAATATACAAATAGTAAATGGTGGTAGTGGCTATTCATCAGCACCGACAGTAACAATAAGTGGCGGCGGCGGATCCAATGCTACTGCAGTAGCACAGATGGATAATGGTAATATAAGTAGAATTGTTATGACGAACCATGGAAGTGGTTACACATCAGTTCCAACAGTAACAGTTACTGGTAATGGTATATTAAGAGCTGAATTAGTTCCTTCATCATTAGCAGATACCACGATTATAACTCCTACTAATGCTGGTAACGGATATATATTTGAACCTGAGGTAAGACTTGGCTCTGGTGTTCAAGACGAAGTAAGAGCTAAAGACACTACTATGATATTACAATTAGTAATGAATC